TGTGCCTACTCTACCATCGTTTACTGCTTGTGAGCTTTCGTCTGGGCCTGTGGGCAAGTAACTGCTAGGCACACGCAAACCACGTGCCATTTTGTTGTTGAAGTATTTTAAATCGTCGATTTCGCCCAGATTTGTGCCGCCGGCTAGTGTGTCAACTGACGATCCGCGACCTTCAGCTGTTTGTGGAAAAAAGTAGTCTTCGTTGATGCTGAGTGGATTATATGTAGCATCCATCATGTTCTGTCCACCACCCGACATTGTGGGGATTCGTCGTTGGTGCATTTCGTTCTTTACACGTTCCACAAACGCCATGGCCATGTGACTTGGCATGTTGCCCACGTCAATTTTAAACACTCTGCGCTCTGGAGCACGACTCACACGATAGATAAGCACAGCATCTTCCAGCAGTTCTTTCTGCTTGTAAACTTTGAAAATGTTCTCTAAAATTGATTTACCAAATGGCCAAAATACGTCTAAACCTTCTGATAAACTGATGTGAACTATGTGCTTGGCATCTAATGTAGCTTCGTTTACTGTTCTTGCAAATCGGCTGTTGCCCGACAGGCCTTGACTGCCCGATGGCGATGTGTAGTTGCCTTGATTGGTAATTGAACCAACTGACGGGTTAACTGCAAAGTCTTGTGCTGTTTTAGCAGCCACAGTCATGTTCTCAAAGTTGGGGTTCAAATCACGAATAACGTATTGTTCTGGACGCTTGCCTTCTGATTCGTTCACAATAATGCGGCTGACTTTGGTCATGTCAACCCACATCATTTCAAATGTTTCTGGATCACGAACAAAAACTTGATCCCCGTATTTGATCGAGTTACGGAACAACTTGAACATGCGCTGATCCAGCTTGTTGAGTTTGGTCCATTGTTGAAGCTGCTTTTTGATAAGTTCAACTTCGTGATCTGTGGGAGTATCAGTAAACTTGATGTCAAACGGTGTGTCGTTGTCTTGATTTGTTTGAGTAGAAAATTCAGCAATAATATCCAAACATGCATTGATCTCGCTGTCACAATCCATGTTTTCGTATTGATTGTATCGTTCAATGCGGTTTGGGTGTCCAGAATAAACTTCTGGCAATCTGCTGGCATAGTTTCTGTAGGCAAAATCATTAGCGGTGTAAAGCCCGCCGTTCATGTTTCCTGCATCACCAGTTTTGCCGTAGCCAGGCAAACCAAACTGATTACGTCCGTTGATTGGACTCATGTCCCCACTTGGGTTCGCGACTTTGAAATACTTTTTCCAACCAGTTTTATTTTGATCTGCCATAGTTGTTTATTTATCGTAGGTCACTGTTGATACTTTAACATTTTCTCTGTGGTGTTGAGTTGGCTCTTGCTCAAATAAATCAAGTCATCTACTCGTTCAATCAGTTTGATCATGGTGCCTTCGCTTGCACCCGAATTAGGATTAGTTGAACTCACAGAGGGTCTAATAGACAGTTCTTCATTGCCGTGCATTAGCACGTTGGGACGATACCCACTCATTGGGCCGCTTAGTTCACCCCTGAAGCCAGCATAGCCTTCAATGTGAATAGGATCACCCGGAACCGGGCGGCTCAATCCATGTTTCCTTAGCAGACCCATGCTGTCCAGCTTGTTGGCAGTATCCAAGGGCACATCGACTGCTCTACCAGACTCGTGACGGCTTGTTCCCGGTGGTGCAACTGGGTATTTGGATTTACCTGCTAAAAAGTCGTTGTAAAGTTCAGTTTGTTTTTCTCTTGTTCTCTTGGCTGAAACAATTTCAATTGGCTTGCCTGTTAGCTTTCGATATTCATGGGCGACACCTTGCAATTTTTTCTGAAAGCTAGGGTCTAATCCCTCAGTTGATTTTCCAGTTAGACCAGCTTGGCCCCACCAGCCCAGGGCTTCATTACCCATTAACATTTCACCCGCAAGGAACCCTCCAACCCCACCAACTACTACGCCAGGTGGCCCAAACATAGCACCTGCACCGGCACCGTAAGCAGTAAACGCTAGCGATTCGCCCAGTGTTGCTGTTCCATCTCGCCCATAACCTGTTTTGGGTTTTGAGCCCGGGAGTAGACTTGTTAAGTCTTCAACAACTTCTGCTAGAGCTGCCAGTGCCCTAGTAGCTGGTTCAACACCTAAATTGATAAAATCTTGCAGTGCGTTGGAAGTGTTGGTCTGTGCTATTCTGGCCTGGGCTTGAGCTCTGGTAGCAGGATCCATCATGTTGTAAAGATTATTCATCTCAGCGGTGGCTTGTGCAGTTTGTTGAGTAAACGGATCAAGACCTTTGTTGGCTTGAATAACGTTGTTTTTTAAGCTACCGAACATGTCAGTTACGCCTACTCTTGCCAGCTCCTTCTGTAAACCAATAGTTTGTCTTCTTGCTTCGCTTTCGGCCTGCAGATATTGATCAGCACTCATGGTGCCTGCTTTGACTGATTGTGCAAACTCCAAAAGTTGAAAGTTGGTCGAATACAACGATTGCATCTGATCATCGCTGCCACTAATAATGCCATCCATGCTAACTGCAAAAGCTCGGGCCTTTTTACCCGTTGGATCCATAGACATTAATCTGTTAAAGACATTGTATGCTTGTTCAGCAGCTTTTGGATCCATATCCATAAGGCTAGCATAGAATTGATCAATGTCTTCTGCTGCTTGGCGCTGATCTTCCAATTCTTTGCGTTGGAGACCGGTCAGACGAGTCAACACTTCCATGTTTTTAATATAGTCAAGGGCCCCCGACGATGTGGCAGCAGTGGCACGGCCAAGTCTGGCCATTTGCATATAATAGCCTCTAGCAGCCCGAACCTGCTCGTCTGTGCTTAGTCCCAGTGCTTGTAAGTTGGTACGAGCATCACGAAATCCTTCAACCAAAAACGATAACTGTTTGCTGCCAGTAGCAGCAGTGCCAGTGAACACTGCAAAATCTCGACTGTTTTCTGCCAAAACAGAAGTCATTTTGTCCAGTTCGTCAATGGTATATCCAAAGCGTTGCATGCTTTGGTATACATCTGTCATGGCCGCGGAACCGACTGATCCTGTGCGACTTAGATTCTGGAACGTTTCAAATAACTTGTCACTTTGTTTGTTGGCAGTAGTAACAAAGAATGTCAGGGCTTTTATTACCAGCCCAACTGCCACACCCAGTGGACCAAACGCAGCGGCCATGGTAGATGCAGTGTCTGCGGCTGCACTCAAGCTGTCGTTGAATACAGAAACACCCTTGGCCCCGTTTGCAATATCCCCGATGGTTTGTTTGGTTGTTTGTCCCAGTTGTTTGAGGCTTTGATTCAGGGTATAACTGTAATTTTTAATGCCTGTTTTGGCATCCGAAAGCTCCGTGGCCAGCTCTTTGGTAACAGGAATGCCCTTGGCAATCGCGTCGTGATATCGATCAAAAATTTCCTGAATTTCTTCGGGGGTGTATTGGTTAGCCATAATTATATTTACCGAGGTAAAAAAATGATCCATAACAACCCACTAAAGCAGTATTTTAGACAACCTGCTATTCACATCAAACTGCCCAGCGGCGGTGAGTTTTATCCAGAGGGTCAGCTTGACATGCCGCCCAATGGCGAAATTCCTGTGTATCCAATGACTGCCATTGACGAAATCACCTACAGAACGCCCGATGCGCTGTTCAACGGTGGCGCCACGACCAGTGTGATTCATAGCTGTGTTCCCAACATCAAAAACCCCTGGGCAATTCCAGCAACAGATGTTGATACTATCCTGGTCAGTATTCGTATTGCCAGCTACGGACACAAAATGGAACTTGAAAGTCGTTGCCCACATTGCAGCAACGAAGCCACATATTCAGTTGATTTGAGATCGGTGTTAGACGGTATCAAGACTCCGGACTACAGAAAAATCATCAAGTTTAGAGACATGGAAATTTATTTCAAACCAATGACCTATCAGAATCTAAACGACAACAATCAAAAGCAATTTACTGAGCAACGAAAATTGCAAAGCCTCAACTTGACCGACGGCACTGAAAGCGAAGAACGTGAAAAAATCAATGCACTGACTCAGGCACTAAAGCAGATCACAGAAGTCACTGTGGAAGCACTAGCACAGAGTATTGCAGCAATCAAAACTCCAAGTGCATTGGTCAACGAACCTGCATACATTGCTGATTTTCTCAAGAACTCAGATCGTTCCTTGTTCAATCAAATCAAGGATCACATTGTTGCAGAAAAATCAAAAGCCGAAATTCAACCCATGAAAATGACCTGCCAGGAATGCAACAAACAATATGAACAGATGCTGACCTTGGACATGTCTAATTTTTTCGCTCCCGCCTCCTGACATCCGACTCAGACACAATTTCGCAAATCGTGGAACAGATGGAAAGCGATTGTAATGCGATAAGACAGGAGGCTTTGAAAATGTCATGGTTCATGAGAGGTGGTATTACCTACGATCATGCTCTTAATTTAAGCCAAGAGGAAAGAAAAATTATCAGTTCTATCATCAAGGACAACATGGAGACCACCAAGAAAAGTGGATTGCCTTTCTTTTAACAACTCACTCACACTGGAAGATGTCTTGCAGACATCTGTTGTTTTCACTTCGTTCAACAACATTTTTATTTAGAACTAGTAGTAAACAAGCAAGAGCGAAGCGATATAATGCTTCATCTAGATTCAATGGTCACACTTTGCCCGCACAGGGCAAAGATAAAAACTGGAACTTCATCTGAGTTCATACAGCCACTTAGCGTTACAACAATTACAGAGGCGGTTGTCCGGTACCTCGAGTTGCGTCTTATAACAACGGCGGGTCAATATACATACGCTAACACATATACTGATCGTGTAGCATCACTGCTACGTCTTTTTCCCTTTTAAAATTCT